ACTGCGCCATGCATACAGTAGGGCAACAAATTGGGACCTACTTCCCCGAAATTTACGACGAAGCGAGCTCGAGTGAAAGTGATATGGAGATTGACGAAGAGATAGATGAAAGTTCATTTGAACCATATTCAGGTGAAGATGAAACGTTTTTGAAGATAAATGATGCATATGACGCATGGGACGGATGGAATCCGACCAATCCGTCAGAAGCGATGATAAAAAATGCAATTGATAGTAATGGAAACATGCCCTGATCTGGAAGGGTGGGCAGATTCTGAATACAAAGAGTTTGATTGTGACGATGAAAACGTTTCTGATTCCGACGAAGAAGATGATCAGGGGAATGTTGTTGTCAGGGGGTACAGCACTGATAAGTATAAAAAAATCCTGTTTATTGAAGAGTTGTTACCAGAATAAAATCTTTATATATTATAAAAAATGTCCGCCGAAGTCGCCACCGATACACTGATCGCGATCTCTCGTGAGCTTGAAACACAATCTCTCAACTCCGTCGTTGCTGGGTTCTCCTTCGCCGCCGCCCTGTCGTGGATGGATCTTGTCAGGTGGTCCATCCATCAGGTCGTCAAGGTTCAGAAGAACGGTGGTATGAACTACGCTCTCACAGCGCTTTTCACCACTCTCCTCTCCGTAATCGTGTACATGGTGATCTCCCGCGTTTCGAAGCGTGTCAAGAAGCCCGTGGCTCCCACATACGCTATCACTCGCTAAATCTTCGAGGTCTGGTGAACATTAAGAAAAATACACCAGTCATGACTATCATAAATATATAGATAAACGCAGTCCACCTATTCGGATCCTCAAATTCCGGTATGCGCATAGGTGTGGGAAGTGAAAAATCCTTTTTCACGTTCGGAATGGTTTTTAATTTGTCCGTCGTACACGTCACATTTAGCTTTAGAATATGATTAGCATTCCTAAAATCATACGGAATCAACCTGTTATTACTACTGTAAAAAAACTGTATACGTAACCTGGTTATGTTTTGTGAACCAGTATCGAAATTATGTTCGACAATGTCATCTTTCCCAGAGTAATTAATGACATCGCCGCACATCAATATACGACCAGTGTAAAAGGGTGTATCAGAATAGATTGTCTTATTCAATTCCTCTGCACCGCTACTGATTTTTATGATAAGAGCGTCAGGTCCCTGTAAATTAAGACTACCCGTAATCAAAAGACCAGAAACACCCCCTGTAGCTGGGGTATTTGTTTTCGAATTATCTGGTGGTAATCCGATAATATCATGTGGAGTTGTATACCCATCCGTGGTAGATGTATACCCATTCGTACCGTCATAAAATTTAAACGAGAATTCACTGCCCGCAGCAGCCGATGATAGAGATTCTATAGATATTTCATTCTTATCCTTGTTATACGTAAATGATATAGGAGACGATACGTACGCGCCACCTAACGCATCATTAACCTTCGTCTGCAATTCAGTCGCTAATGTTGTTCCATTATAGTTACCTGTCGTCAATGTAACGGATACGACCCTTTCCGGTGTAGTATGAACGATAAAATCAAACGTTTTGTTACGATCGTTGATCAGTAACTGACTCGCGTGAATTCGAGCCGATGCGATGGAAATTTTGTTAACGTCGTAAATAGGGTTTTTAAGTTCTATCACATAATCACCAGGATTTGGGTATACAGTAGGGTCGCGTTCACTACTATCTATATCTAACGTGTATACGCTCATTAAAATATATGGATAATATTTTAATGGGTGTTGTTACTCGACTATTTATTTACATCATGTGCTGAGCGACTGGGTTGTTCTGAAGCTGTCTCTTCGCAACGCCTAAACTCTCATTCGTCGCATAAGGATTGGAATTACCCTTGTAAGCATTAAACTTGTAGTACTTATTGTTATTGTATTGTTGTGTCCAACCACCACTCATGGGTCCGTAACGACCATCAACACGTGTCGTGTCTGCACGTACAACGGTTGGCATACCACCCTGGTTGAGAGCACCCGCGCGAACGTTCATACGACCCGCGTTACCCATACGGTTCGCCTTACCACGACGATCGTCGGGACGGAACCCATAACGATTTAATTCTTCAACTGTGTGTGCGGTACCATAGGTACGCGCTTCACCTATCTGCACACCTGGAGACGCGAGGTATCCATGAGAAAATGTAGAAACACCTGGAGCAATCTGGTTATTGTACCTGTACTGCTCAACATTACCATCCTTCTTGTTCCGTGTAGGATCCTGAGCCATCTTCATACCAGCTACGACACTTTTAGCACCCGAAAACCCAAGACCGTCGTCACGCGAACCAGTCTGCGACCTATTCGTTAAGCGCTTCCCATTTACATGTTCACCACGAACAACGTGACCATCAAACCCCTGAGACCTACCACCGGCGACGGGTCTGCGTTCGGGTAAGAATGCAGTCTTTTCGGGTCGGTTATGAGCGATATCACCCATCTTCCCGCGACGTCCACCGAATACGTCATGTGCTGGCCCACTCCGACCGGGTAAAGTCGTGAGACGGTGGGCGCCTACATTCTCGGGGTTGACACGCACGAGCTGCTGAAAACCGCCTGCAGCGGGTACTTCGGGACCGACGGCGATACCGGGACCTATGAGCTGCTTTTCGATTGGAGACATGTTATTCATGCGACCATTATCAAACATACGGTTACGCATATCGAGTACTTCAGTACCGGATGTACGCGTTTGTGGTACAATATCACCGAAGTTTTCCCGTTCGAACTTCTGTGGTGGGAGATTGTCAAGACCAATTGGTCCCGGTGCGGCTATATCGGGTACTTCTTCCTGAATTAGAATAGGGTGTTCTGAAGGTTTAGATTCAGTTTGGTACAGTTCTGGTTTAGGGTCGCTTAATTTTTTACCCATGTAGGCTAATCCGGCAATAGCTATAATTGAAATAGGGTCTGCCATTCTTATTTGTTATAAATATTTTTATTGAGTGGGATATCTCTTCATAAACATAAGATTTTGTGTATCCGCACGTGTACTTTCAGGTTCGTATGATATCGCACGAAGTGGGAGCTTACACTTCATATCTTGAAGGGGGAACAGGTTCTGTTCGTATGTTTTAGCCAGGATCTTGTTAAACTGACTGGTGGACTGTGGTCGTAGCTGGTCGCTCGTCTCGATGTACTGAGCTGGCGAACCCTTGCCAGCCATGTAGGGAGATGTCCCATATAACATCGTGTTAGGGCGACCCGAACTGTAATTAAGAGTGCTGGGCTGGGGATAAACGAATACCTCTTCAGTCGCGCATACGGGGGGTCGAGTGGGTGTTTCAACCAAATTCATACCGGGTTGGAGTTGGTACGCCATTTACTATTACATGAGAATATATTTATCTATCTAAGCTGGACCATTTCCGCCACCAAACATACCACTCCTTATATCACCACTGGAATCTAACCCACCAAACGCTTCCAGTTGTACACCTCGCGCATTAGGATCACATGCGCGACTATCACTCCTACAAATCGAACCATTCTTTTCACCGTATAACCATTCCGCGAATGCGGTTTGATCACCCGGGATAGACGTCACAGGACTTGACACAAACTGACGGGCGTACGCATTTCTCTGAAATTCTGGCATGGGAGACCGAGTTTTCCGAGGACCGTACGGAATGGTACCGGATAACATCTGATTGACATCACTTCGCACCGTGTTATAATCACATGCAGATGGACGATCTGGGCGACCATCATAATCAGACATCAACACGTTCGCCATTGGATTATCATATGTAGGTAACTGGCATGCAGTCTCATATCCCTCCTTCACAACTAATGGACGCGCCTGACCCTCCTTTATCATATTGTTCATCTCCATAACGTACAACACACCTAGACAAGTAGAACCTAGTATGAACACGCGTACATCACGCCTGATAAGGTATAAAATACATGTCGCGTAAATAATAAAACGAGCTGTAGCATTCACTCGTTCCGCTGATGTATGAACTTTTGTTGGCCAGAATTCAATTACCTTATCAGCTCTGACAATTTGTTTTGGATCATCGAATAGCGATACCATTTATATTATATAGGTTTATTTTTTCATCATACCACCCAGAAGTCCTTGCATAGACTTCATGAGCTGGGCCTCATCGATGTTCATTTCACCGTCTTCACCCTGCATCTTATCAGCACATTGCTTGGCGACCGTTTCAATCATACTGAGTGTCTCTGGTGGGATGGCGGTAATAGTCGTCCCGAGCATGTAAAGTGTCTGGATATACTGCCAGATTGCACCGCGTGTACCCTCCGACGCCTTTGGCCAGCACTGCGCCAGGTTGATATCCTTCAAGAAATCAATCGTACCAGCCTGTTCGAGAAAGAACGTTTCATCTCTGGCGTTAATCTTATCTACGTGAGGCGAGATGTTCGCCATAAATCCTTCGACAATCATCCTTCCATTCGCATCGCGCATGAGTTCGAATGCAGCCATGTATTTTTTTAATCCCTTTTCTTCTGGAAAGGCCGAATGCAATTCCGTAAGAAATTGTCCCATCATGTCGTTGAAGGCAGTAATGGAAGTCATTATATACAATACATGTGATAAATCTTTAAGTTAGTCAGAATGGTTCGGTTGAGATAGTTTCACGTTTACCGAGACCATTTGATATGATAAAATATACTAGTATACCCACCAGTGCAGCAGGTTTTGCGTAAGCACTTGTCGAAAGCGTCCCCTCGTCATTAAGGCGAGCTTTGCCGTGTATGTATAGTGCGGTTATTCCAGCAGCTATTAATGCAGCCGAAGCAGGATCTCTAAGGTACTCGTCCATATTTAATAGCCAAGTTTTTTAGTTCGCGTTTCAGCGGCATCTGAAAATAAGTCCTCACCTTCATCTATATCCTGAGGGGGAGGGTTTGCCGGTTTCGAAGTGATAGTTCTGAACTCATTTTGAAAGGGTGTAGAGGGTTCTTCACTCTCCATGAGTTCACCCTGGGGTTCGACTGTCTCGTCCATGGGAGGGGGTATGTCCTCTTCTTCCATCGGCATCTGTGGCTGAGTTTCGGGGTCTGGGAGGGGGTCCGGTTGGTCGTATTCGTCAAGTTCGTCGATTTCATCCTGTTGCATATCAGGGTCCTCACCGTTAATATATTCTTCACCACTCGCAGACATATACGTCTGTAATATCTGCTGAACGGGGATCAACTCTTTTACCGTGTTTTCAACGCATAAGGCGAACCTATCATACAGTGCATCATTTCGACTATGTTCGGACTGATTTTCGGTAAATACGTAAGGATCCTTGTAAAGATCTTTCGCGGCATTTTTGTAACATGTATGAATAAATACTTCATTGGTTGGCAGTTTAACCGCCATTTTTTTGCTATCCTGACTCAACCGAACAGCTGATAATATTTTTACGGAACTCACAAACACAGCTGCGACCAAATCCTTGAACCATGCGCACCGATCTGCGATGTTATCTGTGTGCTGCTTCGCCATCGTCTCACTCCATTCTGGTACATCTTTTAGTAATTTCTGAAACATTATGAGAACTTTGCGATTTTTTGATAGTGTATGAGCCTCTTGATACATTGCATCAAAAACGTCGATCATTACTGGACATATAAGAATAGATAGTTGCTCCATGTACTCACGTTTAGCTTCGACAAGAATATTCAGGTTATCCATTATGAGTATATGAACTTTTATTATCTGCCGTTTTCCGCATTTCTCCTGTAACGATTTGCAGCCTTCTTCAAGTTCATCAGTGTCGGAAATTCACTTATTTCGCTTTCATTTGTTCTGTGCATTTTTGTCACTTTCCATGTTATCCGCAATTCAAAATCTCTTAATACATCTACGTTAAACCCAGCATTTTCTAATTGCCGTTTAATGTAATTAGTCGCCTGTAACCTGTCGTAGGCTATGTATCCCACTAGAAATGGGGGAACTTCCGCGTCGATGTATTTACGACCAGTTTCTACCGCGCGTCGCACTTTACGCGTGATTTGTTTATAGATTTCAATGTATGTTTCCTTTTTCATGCGGTTCCTCTTGTTGACAATTTGTGAAATCTCTTCAACGTTTATCATTAATAGTACTTGGACTAAATTTTAATTAAATCTAACTCACCTTGTTGGATAGTTTCGTACTCTATATACTCAGACCCTTCAATGGCACTCTCAAAAGGTGTCTTGTTACTCGGTTGTTTTATATCCAATGGCTGCGACTGAACACCTATCACACGTATGTTCCCTGATACGAGTATGAGATTGGATGTAACAGAAAACCCAAATGGAAATCCACCCATTTTCATGCACATGAACATGCATCGATACAGCATATGGTTCTTATTTTTGTGCCTGTATTGACGAATACCCGTTGTTTCTATTATGTAATTGGGTAGTCCGGTCTTTTCGCGTATGTATTTATTGGTCGCGAGAACCATTTTTGAAATATTATCACTGTTGACATCGAGCGTTTTGACTTCTACATACTCGGACATGTTGGGTGTAGGGTCGTTTATGAGAACTTGTTGAATTGGTATAGATGCACTTTTATTCTTAAAACCCTCTTTCCTGGTATCAAGTAATAACACCACTAATACAAGTAATAGTAATATGTTGTACATTAATATATGTCACAAAAAAAGTGCGTTATCATTCATATTTTTTTTGATAAATTACATTAGATGTCTCTTCTGGTCTTCAGTCCAAAGTGTAAACACAGTGTCGAAGTCATAGAATATATCAAGAAGCACAAAGAGTTACAACAAATTGTCCAGTATCATAATGTCACTGTAGCGGGAATACCTCCAGAGTTCAGGACAAAAATAACACGTGTACCCACCATGTTGACAAAGAATGGTAAGATCTTAGTGGGACGTGAAATACATAACTGGCTCGAATCACTTCTCCCGGTTCGGGAATTGGAAACGTGTGATTTTGGTTCTATATTTTCTTCAACTCTCGACGGTGAACCCAATACTAACATGTTCGGTCTCGACGATTACGGAAAATCACTTCAGCCCGCCATGACACGGGAATTAGAAGAGAAAATAAGTCGTAAAGTTGAAGATGAACCTTATAATAGTGATATAAAGAAATAATACGCGAATAATCGAGTATGAAACTGGTGACTGTACAAGCTGCAGCCATCAAATCTACATTTGAAGTATTGAAGGATATATTGAACGATGTCAATATATATTTCAAACCAGATGGTGTGTACATCGTAACACTGGACACTGCACGAGCATCCCTAATTGATATGTATCTTCCATCGGAAAATTTCGAAGAGTATGTCTGCGCAGAGGAAGTCGATTGTGGCGTGAATATGACTAACATGTATAAGCTATTAAAAACGATCACTGTCAACGACGTTCTCGTGATATCTGTTAATTCTAAAGAATTCATGAATATCGAAATTCATAGCGAACAAAAGAAAACATCAACCAAGTTTGCATTAAAATTACTCGATATCAACGAAAATCAAATAGAGGTTCCAGATATGCACATGAGTATAAATACACCTATCCCGTCAGTAGATTTTCAGCGAATTTGCAGGGATATGTCGAATATCGGCGACGAAATTGAAATATCTAGAAGTGGAAACGTGTTGCGTTTACTGTGCAGGGGTGATTTTGCTGACCAGGAAACGGAAATACAATGTGTGGATGAGTGTCCGACCATGTCGGGTGCATATTCACTCAGATACATGAACATCTTCACGAAAGCGACGAGTATGTGTTCCACTGTGCAAATAATGCAAGAGGATCAAAATCGGTTCCTGATTTTGAAGTATAACGTCGCGAACTTGGGAGATTTGAAATTCTATCTGTCGACTAAGGTAATTGAAGATCAGTGAGGTATCCCGTCGCTGTATCTACAGTTTTTAGCATACCAAAACAGTTTTTAATCTTAATTTTAGGGTACATCGTCGCCATGAAACTCTCTTCATAATAAAACATATCGCTTATTTTCATTTTTTCACCGTAAAAATCTGCATACGGACCGGAATACCGTCTGATTTTTTCGAGAATATCCTTGACAGGTTTGTCGTTCGCGTCTAATAACTGTGCACTCGACAATGGTATATGGAAACTCATCGTTTTCGCTTTCACGGGTGGCCATGTATAATTATGTTTCGATGTCAGGAATTTATAAATCTTGTTATTATGCCAAAATTTAACTCGTATAACTAATTTTTCGATAGCATCTGGCGGTTCGGGAATGTTATCATTTATGTCCATGTTTCCGAGATATGTTGTCGTACCCGGTTCAATTTGTTCACGTTCGCGTTCCCATATAGGTTCATCGGTTTTATAGTCTTTTGTGTGATCGACGGTGTATTCGACGTACCGGTTAACAATTGTGAAATCATGTTTACCGAATAAAAAGTTTACAACGTTTTTTAAAGTGTAGATTACGTTAATTAAAAGCGAGTTGAGTACTTTAATCATTGATATACATGGAAGGTAATTTTTTAAGTCGATATAATAATCGAGTAGATGAATGGATGACAAAAATAAAAAATGATCCATGTAACAAACATGTATACCAGAGTGAATTGTCGGATTATATAGCCCGCTGCATGCCGTATATTCAACAGTATATGACTGAGGATACAAACCTAGAAGTTAGTACAGACAATGCATTCAATTGTAAAGTGACTACGGGATTACAAAAGAAGGATATATACACGGACTACTTGATAGATGTAGAAAAGAAATCATTACCCCGTGTCACGGAGAGAGTAGTGACAGATTTATGTCCACAATGCCCTGACAGTAACGTCGTGTATTACCATGACACGAGTGACATGGTCTGCGAC